GTTTGATTAGAGCCTGGGTAATCGGATACCATTCGCCAATCTGTTGCAGCTAGGAGTTGGTTGCGTTTGATTCGGAGAAGTCTCATTGGTTCGGCTGCTTGAAGTTCCGCAATCTTTGCTTGGATTACAGACCATTCCGGTTTTGGAATACTATCTGTCCATTTCAAATAATTAAATTCATTTTCATTTTTTGGTATTCCCCAAATAGTAGCGTTAGGTGCTAAAACATTGATTGCAGTTATGTAATCCATTTAGGCCTTTATTGTAATTTTATAATGATTACATTCATAAAAACATTCGTGACTGTGTTATCTACAAACGAAAAATCAATTCCATATCCACTACTAGATTTACTAGTTTGCACTCTCATTTGGACAACAAAATCTTTTGAACTACCAATTGTAAAAATATGATTTATAAATGCATATACTGTGATTTCTCCAGTATTACAAAACGCATTTCGTGAATACGCATCAACAGTGGAATCTGTATTGTTATATAATCGAGCCATAATTCTACCAGAATTATTAGCACTGGGATCAGCATAAAACGAATAGGTTCCGGCTGATAAGGTAATCGCATTACTAGATAAACTAGCCCATGTTGCACTTCTTTTTGTTGTATTGATGGTGCGAGTGGCCCATGAAGCAGATGATGTTCCACCAGATGTCCCAGCGGATTCAGTATGCTGAAAATGACATACATCCAAAAAATGCCCAGCAGGAAACACAACGGAACTGCTAAGTGTCCCGTTATTAACCGTAATCGTTCCGCTGGACTCGCTAGCAAAGCTAGTCCCGTTTAATTGTATCTCTCCTGCCATTATTTAACTCCTGATGTGTAGTGTTCCGGTTACATTTAGCGCACTCGCTGAAGTAAAATTTGTGTACCCGTGACTGATTACTAAATAACCTGCCATCGTTCCGCTGCCTGAGAATGTTGTCTTTCCAATATACATCCGGTTTGTTCCAGCACTGATTGCTAGCGAGTCCGATACGGTTGAGCTATGTTCGATGTAACTGCTTCCAGAACCACCACCCGATTCATCCGCAAACTCTAAAGCAGTTGCGCCACTGTTCACTTTTAGCACTTGCCCTGCTGTTCCAATACTGGTCAGTCCAGTACCTCCATTTGCCGTTCCGAGTGTGCCACTAACCGTGCTGAGATTATTGGTCTCAGCAGTCAGGTATCCAGAATCATTCGTCCACTGGGAAATGTTCCCTGATTTGTTGGTCAGCGTGGCTGTGGAGGAAGCAGTAAGGTAGGTCTGAAGGTCACTGATCTGCGACTCGGTGATGCTCAGTGCGGCTTGATGTTGAGTTACTGAAGACTGAGTAATGTTTGCATCAGGGACGTTTGTCCAGGTGACTGAACTGCTAAGATCATTCGTCTCGGCAGTCAGGTAACTTTGCAAATCTGAAATCTGAGATTCTGTGATCGAAAGGGTGCTGGTTGCAATATACTCAATATCTGTCGCACCAGAATTGACCGAGACCAATTTAGATCCATTCGTCGCCAGTGCTGGCAGCAGTGCCACTCTGGCGGTTGCTGCCGTACTTGATCCGGTCCCTCCATTTGCTATTGCCAGAGTCCCTGAGACGTTGGTCAGATCATTTGTTTCTGCTGTAAGATACCCAGAATCATTTGTCCACTGACTGATGTTCCCCGATTTATTGGTCAAGGTATCTGTTGAGTTTGCTGTGATGTAGGATTGCAGATCAGAAATCTGAGATTCTGTAAGCGTGTCCTGTGTTGCCAGTGTCCCTAGTCCTAAGTTGGATCTTGCCGCACTGACCGAACTTGCCCCAGTTCCACCATCGGCAATCGCAAGGTCCACGATTCCGGTGATGTTCCCTCCGGTAATTGTGACATCATCTGACTCCTGGGTTGCAATCGTTCCAAGACCTAGTGCTGTTCTAGCATTCGTAGGGGTCTGGTTTTCCCAGTCAGAGGTGACGGAGTCATAAACTAAGAAATCGTTGTTGGCTAGACTGGTGAGGTTGACATTGTTCAGTGTTCCTAATGCGAGAGACGCAGTCTCGGTATAATCGGCCAGCTCAGTTGCCAACGTGGTGCTGGTGACATAACCCCCCAGAGTGGTCGTCAGACTGGTCGAGGTCACATACGAACTCAAATCACTGCTTTCCAGTTTTGTGTCCAGAGTCGTCTGCAGGTTCGTCACATCAGCGATGATAATGTCCCGTGCTTCCCAGTTACCTGATGCGTTGTACATTAAGGCGTTCCCCAGTGCGACTGCAGAAACATCAGTGTCGGAAAGGGTGCTAATGTTCCCACCTGGGAGGTCAACAAACTCCCAGTTTGTGCTGGTGGAATTGTACTGAAGCACCTGGTTGTCTGTCGGTGTGCCCGTGGTCTGGAGGATGAGGGCGATTTGCCCTTGCAAACTGGTATCGAGTTTTGCGTTGGTGATCGTGCCATCGGGGATTGTGGCAGCACCTGGTGTTTGGTTCTCCCATCGGGAATTGGAGTTAGACCAGGCGAGGACTTGACCATCACTAGGACTGGTGACCGTGACGTTCGTGAGGTCCTCAATGTCCTCTGGAATCGTTACCGTTGCCGCTTTCCAGTTTGCCGTGTCGTACTGAAGAAGTTGTCCTGTGGTAGGAGTTGCGTCAAGGACATTTGAGAGGGATTCCAGACTGCGGGAGGTGCTGGCATTCTGAAGATTACCAACAGCCGTATCAATGTCGTCCAATGAGGAGTTAATGTATTCCCCCCATTTGTCTGAACTCCCACCAATCGCAGGTTTCTTCAGATTTAGGTTCGTCGTCGTTGTGTAGTCTGCCATATCAGATGAAGTAAGGAGGTGACGGATTATTACAACTGGAGATGTCTACGGTTGGTTTGTTGGCAACCGTCTGCAATTCTTTTCGATAAAGCGTAAAAGTGCCTGTTACGGTTCCAGAACTGACGGTAAATGTTTGGCCTTCTCCGAGGGTAAGAATGTAGTTACCCCCACTGTACCGAATGGACCCTTTCGTATTGTTTCCATTTAAATTTTCACGGTGAGCCCGTGGCCTCCAAAGTGCGCCAGAAATCCCAACAATGGTGTTGTTGTGACGCAGTTCACCAGATCCGAACCCTAAATAGTTTTGAGACCCTAGACTGAATTCATACTGTGGCAATGGAGAAGTAGGCCCATACCCCTCCCCATAAAGATCCACATCTGAAGTGGGAACTGCGGAGTTACCTCCAGATATCTGCAGGGTCGTGTTGCTGGTGACCGTCCCCACCGTGTCCGTCGTACTGCTCAACTGCGTCAGTCCAACTACCTCCGAAAAAGTCGTTGCATCAATGGCATCCAGGTATTTTTTGGTTCGGCAACAGTTAATCTGACTGTTGAGGATATCTGCTTCCGCCTGATCTACCCGTCCTTCGATGAGATCCAGTTTTGCCTGCAGTACGTTTGCGAAACCTTGGTAGTCAAAATTCTCAACTTCGGACTGCGTTGTTGGAGGAGAGTAACTGGTTAGATCGGACGTATACGCAGGCCAAGAAGTTGTCTTTGTGTAGCTTCCACTGTACGGGTCTGGCAAAAGAGTCGTCCAAGATCCTGAGACCAGGGCATTTGATCCGATTGACCCCGATAGAGTGTTATTGATCCGATCTACCGCATTCACCCCTCGATTGATATCCGTTAACTGGCCCTGTGCAGTAGTGACCCGATCACTGACATCCTTGAGCTTGATCAGTAAATTATTCAGGAAAACATTGATGATGGTCCCATAGGTTGAATTATCGGCATTGACTGTGGGGATTTCCAGGTCCGTGTAGACGGTGCTGTTCTGTGGCATGGTCAGGTCGCATCAAAGGCAGCAACTGCCGTGGTGTAAGCACTCGCAGCATCAAGTTTGGCTTGATTGGCGTTGTAGGCAACTGTCCCAGAAGTGCCCGTTGTACCAACCTCAGTGTCTAGTGTGTTCAGTGCAGTGACAACGGCAACCACATATTGATTTACAATCTGCACTGCGACGTTGACTGCTGTTGCCGAATTCGTCTCCGCATTTGCTGCATCAGTCACTGCTCCTGTCAGTTGATAGGCTAGAGACGGGGTACTGCTGTCCGCTGGATCTCCCTGCACATCAGAGACAGTCTTTACTGTAGAACTTATGCTTTCCAAACTTGCATTCAAAATATTTCCCCAGTTGTTGCGATCTGCGCCAACTTCGGGAAGGGTGATGTTGTAGTTAGTTGTCGTTGGAGGACTATCCGTTAATGCCATCGTTCACCGCGATCCAGGTTTCTTGAGTCGTGTCTGGACGTTTGGTCCAGAGGTCTTCATTCAAATCAGGCCGTTCTGTCCAATTTGTCGTCGGGTCCGTTTCTGTCTGAAATAAAAATTCCTTTACATAGGGACCAATGTCGTACCGTCCTAGTCCGTATGGAAGGACACGGTAACTCATGACATGGCCTGGAAGTTCAAGGAGTGCCGTGACCCCTTGGTTCTCCTTCTGTCATCAGATGCTTGGATCTCGGCAACAGCACGTTCGGCCTGCTGTCCCCAGACTCCGATCCGTTCGTCTTCTCCCAGATAGGGTGCTGCCTGCAGTAGTGAGTAGTAGAGATAGGCATCAGGGTGTGAGGTACTGACCCAGTTGCTGGTGTTCGTCGTACTCAATGCTGGGATCTTGGCGTAGTAAAACATCTCGTATGTGATTGACTCACTCGGTGCAGGGATGATCCTGAGAGCATTGCCATAAACGAAATATCTGGGATAGGAGTCTGCCAAAGATGCAATGAAATTAGTGTCCGTGTACTCATTGATCGCATGAGCTGCGATCTCTACCAGGTCCCTCTCCTTTGGGCTTGTCATCCGCAGATGCCGCATTTCCAGAAAGTCGGAGGGCATAGACAGGTACTGATCAGACGTACTAATGTCTGCACGGGTGTACTGATTGGTTGTGCGTAACTGTCGGTTCAGTCGTGCTTCCGCCAAGGTGATGAAGGTAGGGATCACACTTGTCAGATCTGTTCGATTGAGCCAGTCTGCGATGTTGGATTTCAGTTCATCAAAGGTCATAGATGCCCCTCCCAAACTCGGAAGGGTTTGTTTGCATAGTCATTCAACCATGCTCGGAATTTTTTCTTGTCCCTGGTGATTCCCTGCTGTGCGAGTTGGTCGTAAAGCACTCTAGGAATCTCGGCAACTCGTTTCCATCCACTTTGTTTGTTGGCAAACGGATCAAGGTGCTGGTTGTCACGCAAGGTCTTGGTCAACTTGAGTGTTGGCTCAATGTCTTGCGTGACTGAGTGGTGAATCTGCAAAGATCGAGAGTCTGTCTCATCCACATAGAACTCACTGAGTACATGACCTGTGTGATCTAAAATT